AAAACAAGGATGCCGACAAATGAGAAACACAAAGCCGTCATGCATGGGTGATTACGCCGACTGCTTCGCCAGATGGAAAGGCAGCTGTCAGCTTTTGAGAAGCACCAATTTCGGCGACAGAGAATGTCCGTTCTACAAAAGCACCGAGCAGTATATCGAGGAAGAGCGAGCGACAGAAGAGAGAAAAAGAAAAGCCCGGAGCAGCTGCAACTGCTCCAGGGCCAGAAAGGAATGATACCGTGAAACAGTATAGCATAAAAGACCGGCTTTTAACAGCCCTGGCCGTAGTCCTGGTGCTGGGAGACATCGCCCTGGGGGCGCTGATCTGGCAGCGGGAGCGCGAAGAACAGCAGAAAGCCCTCCGGAACTCCATTCCGTTTACCAATCAATGCATCGAGTGGACCGGGGCCGGATATCAGCAGATCGGAGGCGGAGCGGAATGAGCGAGAAGGCGGTCAGAAGATGTATGCCGCTGCCGAATGTCGGAGCGCACTGGGCAGACGTCGGGAGATACCCTGATTTTATCTGGGTTGAGATGAGCGACGGGAAAAAGATTGCCTATGATATCCGGATCGAGCAACCAGCGCTCCAGGAAAGGCATGAGGATCATGTGGGATATAGGAGGCGGACATCATGATTTTGAATGAACGACCAACCTGTGACGGCTGCGAGTTTTGCCGTCTGAGGATGCAGAGAGATGCCGGAGGATGGGAAGCTTATTGCACGGCCCTGTCCAAAGGCGGGAAGCTGATCGCCGTGCAGTATGGATTAAAGCTTAATTGGGCGAAACGCGAGTTGCTTGACCGGCTGAACACGCGGATCTGCCCGTCATGGTGCCCTAAGTGGCAGAGAGGAGATAAATGATGACACTATATGAGATTGATGATGCGATTCTGGCGTGTACGGATCAGGAAACGGACGAGATTATCAACCCCGAAGCGCTGACCGCGCTGCAGATGGAGCGGGAGAAGAAGCTGGAAAACGTGGCCCTCTGGGTGAAGGATCTGAAAGCCGAGGCGGAGGCCATCGGAAACGAGATCAAGGCCCTGACGGCCCGGAAGAAAACCGCGGAGAATAAGGCCGAGCGGTTGAAAGCCTGGTTGGGTGAAGCACTGGAGGGCGAAATCTTCAAGAGCGCCAAGGTTCGCGTCAGCTACACCCATAACACCCGGCTGAACGTGACCGATGAGCAGTCTGTGGTGAATTATATCGAATCGCATTACACGGAGCCGGAGGAGCTGCTTCGCTACCAGCTGCCGGAGATCCGGAAGGACGCCGTCAAGGCCGCGATCAAAGAGGGCGCTGAGATCCCCGGAGCCTATCTGGAAGCTACGGAGAGTGTGGTGATTAAGTAATGGGAATCCCTGTCATGATCCTGGGGGAAAGCGGCAGCGGGAAGACCTACAGCATTAAGAACCTCAATCCTGATGAGGTGGGGATCTTCCTGGTGGAAAAGCCCCGGCTCCCCTTCCGGAAGCCGTTCAAGGTGGCCAAGAACGCCGGCTATTCCGTCATTCTGAAAACGCTTGCAGCGCCTAACCTGAAGACCTATGTGATCGACGACAGCCAGTATCTGTTGGTTAACGAGTTTTTCGACCGGGCTAACGAGGTCGGTTACCAGAAGTTTACCGACCTCGCCCTGAACTTCCGGAACCTGATCCATTTTGTGGCCAGGAAAACGCCGGATGATGTGATTGTTTACTTCCTGCATCATACCGAGGCGGATGTTAACGGCCGGGTGAAGGCTAAAACCATCGGCCGGATGCTGGACGAAAAGCTGACCGTGGAGGGGCTGTTTGATATCGTGCTGCGGACAGAGGTCACGCCGGAGGGGCACTTCTTCCGCACCCAGACCAACGGTAACGATACCGTCAAAACACCGGAGGATATGTTTCCGGAACGGATTCCAAATGATCTCGCCCTGGTGGACAGGACGATCAGAGAATATTACTTCGGCACGGCCGAAATAAAAGAAACGGAGGAAAAATAACATGAAACCTATTGAAGGATTTAAGTCTGAGGCGCCCACTACCGCTTATCCCATGCTTCCGAAGGGCCTTTACAAGGCCGGGATCAAAGCCGTGAAGATTGACGGAACTGAGCCTGATCAGCGCCTGGTCATCCGGCTGGAGATCATCGAGGGCGAATATGCCGGGTATTACACCAAGCGCTACCAGAACGACAGCCAGAACAGCTCCGGCCGGTATGACGTGCGCTACAAGGGCGACTTCTCCCTGCGGATCCCGAACCAGGCGAACCCGAAGAGCCAACATTTTGACTGGGATCTGCGGAGCTTCAACGGGAACATCTGGGCGATTGAGGACAGCAACCCCGGATATCATTGGGACTGGAACGAGCAGGGGCTTGTCGGGAAGACTGTCGGCATTAACGTCCGGCAGGGATCGTTCAACGGGATCCCCTACACTACCATCGGACGGCTTGAAAGCACCCAGTTCATGGACGCTGGAAAATGCAAGGTCATGGCCGACATGAAGCCCCGCGTGAGCGGTACCGCGGCAGAGGCCACCGTGCCCGCCGGGATGATGGTTGTGGATGAGGAAGTACCCTTCTGATGGTGCTGTATGAAGACACCCGGCAGCAGATCGGAAAGCATAGGAACGTTCATCTGTACTGCCAGCAGACTGGAATCAAGATCATTCGACAGGCGCTGAACGTTGGCGATTATCAGATCGCCGGGAAGGGCGATATCAGCGTCGACACAAAGATGGGCGTGCTGGAGCTGGCCGGGAATGTTTTTCAGGATCATGAGCGGTTCCGCGCTGAGTGCCTCCGGGCGCAGGAGTGCGGGATCCAGCTGATCATCCTGGTTGAGGAATTATTGCCGGGGGGCCGCCTTGATCGTTGGCGGCCTCCCATTGGATGGAACGGCAGACCTGTTGCGCGGTTTGATCCGGCGATCCTCCGGAAGGCCATGATCACCATGCAGCAGGAATATGGCGTTAAGTTTCGGTTCTGCGACGGGCGAAGCACCGGAAAGCAGATCATTGAATATTTGGAAGGGATAAAAAAATGAAAGAGATTAAGCCGATTCAGACTTATTATGATGGGCACTGGTTCCGGTCGAGATTGGAAGCTCGCTGGGCAGTTGTCTTTAATGCATTGGGCGTTCCGTATGAATATGAGCCAGAAGGGTTCGATTTGGGGAACGGGCTGTATTATTTGCCAGATTTTCGTGTGAAATGCTACGGATGCCGCGGAGGTATCGAAAGAAAGCCATTTGACTTGTATATTGAAGTCAAAGGGAAAATGACAGCAGAAGATGCCGAGAAAATCAAGAACTTCGCGCAATGGTATGATGAAGAAACATGCATTCCATATGAAGGAAGATATCCGTTGCTGATCGTGGACAGAATCCCAGGCGAAGGGCTCGCAACAGATATAGATCTTTCTTATGATTCTATCGGCTTTGGCCTGTATCCATTTAATTATGAAACTATTGACGGAGATCACTTTGGAGCATACCCAGCGGCTACCAGAGATGGTAAGTTTTATCTCTTTGGGGCAGATAGTAATTATATCAATAACGCTGATGCTGATCGTATGGAAAACGCTTACCGGATTGCCAGGTGCGCCAGATTTGAGCACGGCGAGCGGCCACCGGTCTGATGGAGGTGCCTATGGAAAAGCAATCGAACCTTCCCCCTGAGGTCCGTGACATCTGGACAGACGTTTATAAGTTTCACGCCACCTTTGAAGGGATGGGCAATTCTGAAGAAGACTGGACGCGCTGCGCTTATACCATGGGCCAGATGGCGGCAAACCACGGGAACCATCCTCTGGCCTTCAAGCTGTTGATGGCGGTTTATGATTATCTTGATGGAGTGAGAAATCCACAGGTAAACGGAGCTGATGGCGGTGGCTGAGAAAACCACGTTTGTGAAGTTCGACAGAAATCTGCTGAAGTGGCGATGGTTTCAGCATCCGAAGACGCTGGCGGTCTGGATCTGGTTGATCATGAAAGCCAATGTTGAGGACCATGATTTTGAAAAGGAAACCATCCACCGCGGTGAAGTTGCTACCAGCCGGCGAAGGATAAGCGCCGACACAGGGTTGACAGAACGAGAGGTCAGAACAGCTCTTGAACACCTAAAATCGACCGGCGAAGTGTCCGTCAGAATAAGGCCAAAATATCAAGTAATTTCAATAGCTGAGTACAGCAAGTATCAGGATGTTCCGTCCGACAGAGCGTCCGGCAAGAGTCCGTCAAGAGTCCGGCAGGCGTCCGGCAAGAGTCCACAATATAAGAATGTAAGAAGTAAAGAAGTAAAGAATGAAAAGAATGATTGTGTGCACACACCACCCTCGCGGGCTGAGGTTGAGGAGTTTTGCAAAGGTTTTGGCATAACAACCGATATTGACGCCTTTTTGCAATACAACAGCGCCACGGGCTGGAAGATCGGCAGGACGAAGGTGGAAGACTGGAGACCGCTGCTCATGAAATGGGTATCCCATGATGACGGCAGCGCTATCAATTCAAACAATGACGATGGGCTGGACGACTTCGGCCGGCCCATCAGAAAGGAGATTTGATGTCTTACGCAATCAATGAGGATGAGATCCGGAAGACAATCGCCGTATTTCATCCAGACGGCGGGATTTTTGAAGTCAGGCTGGTTGACGGGAAGTGGAACGCCGCCGGAGTCTTCAATGATGCTGATCAGCTGATCAATGAGCTGAAAACGGCGAGGATCCGGCCGAACGCGAACGTTTATATGACGCTTAACCGAGTTCATGAGGCTTGCCTTTCGCGGAAACACAATAATCATTTTGTGGAGTACATTTCCCCTACTGTCGGGGACAATGATATCACCTGGTATGATTGGCTGCTGATTGATGTGGATCCAAAGAGGCCCGCCGGCACCAGCTCCAGCAAGGAAGAGCTTCAAGGCTCCAGGGAGAAGGCCAAGCAGATCCTGG